GCAACCAACCCCAACCCATGACCGTGACCTACACCGTGACCCGCCTCAAGACCCGTGGTCCCCGTAAGGGCGAACTGTGGTTCCGTGATGGTTCTTCGGGTCGTTCCGCCCTGGGCACTCACGACACTGGCAAGGGTTCATTCGTGAGCGGCACCGACATTGCCATCGGCGCGGGTCGCATGGGCACTCTGAACCCTGTTCAGTCTCTGGGGCGCCAGTGGGTTGGCGATAAGACTGCCAACGCTGCCCGCTTCGCTGGTCAGGCAAAAGCAGACCGCATCGCCGCCGCCCGTGAGCGTCTGGCAGAGCGCATGGGGTGACCCCCCTACCTTATGCGTGCGTTCGTGGGCAGCAGTCCCCCGTCGCCGTCGCCCGCCGTGGCGCGGGGCGCGTGGGGGGTTATAAGGGTGCGGCGCCGCGTTTATAAAATCGATGGGTCCCTGTAGGCTATAAAGTGTTACGATAGCGAGATCATTATTGTTCTATATAAAAAAACAAAATAAGATCTTATATTACCGTAAATGAAAAAAAACTCCGGAGAAATTTTTCAACCCCTACAAGTCGATCCAATTACAGGGGAATACTTTTTGGTTATTCCAGAAACAATAGTCAATGAGTTATCATGGTATGAAGATACTGAGATAACTTTTAAGATTGAAGGTACGGATGTAGTCTTAACCGAACGTGATGAGTGAATCATCATATCTTGACAAGGACTAGATAATACTGTATGATATGAATGTAAAATTATTAACCATATGGCTAAAGGATTTACCGTAAAAGCAAAAACGCCCGTTGTAGCAAAAGAACCCGAATGGGACTACAACCTGGCTAGAGAAATGGTCAAAGGCAAGTCTGTTGTCTTTTGTTTACCTGGTAGAGGTGTTTCTTACACTTATCTGAAGAACTTTGTACAACTGTGTTTTGACCTAGTGCAAGCAGGTGCAAGTATTCAGATCTCTCAAGACTACTCTTCAATGGTGAACTTCGCACGTTGTAAATGTCTTGGTGCGAACGTTCTACGTGGACCTGATCAGGTTCCTTGGGATGGAAAACTGAACTATGACTGGCAACTATGGATTGATAGTGATATTGTATTCAATACTGAGAAGTTTTGGCAACTGGTTCTCATGGATACAGACATTGCTTCTGGTTGGTATGCTACCGAAGATGGTCATACAACTTCAGTTGCTCATTGGATGGAAGAGGATGATTTCCGTAACAATGGTGGTGTGATGAATCATGAAACCGTTGAAAGTATTTCAAAGCGTCGGAAACCTTTCACTGTAGATTATGCAGGTTTTGGTTGGTTGCTGATTAAGCATGGAGTCTTTGAACATTCTGAAATGAAGTATCCTTGGTTTGCACCGAAGATGCAAGTCTTTGAATCTGGTGAGGTTCAGGACATGTGTGGAGAAGACGTATCATTCTGTTTGGATGCAAAGGAAGCAGGTTTTGAAATCTGGTGTGATCCTCGCGTTCGCGTTGGTCACGAGAAGACAAGAATCATTTGAGATGGCTAACGAACGCTATAATATTCTTTGTAAAGGAAGACGAATTTATACAAGTCTTACAGAAGAAGAATATTTCAATATCATGGAGGATCTGTCGATAGAGTTTTATCAGACAGGTTCTCCAAGTCCTGAAGAACTTGAAACTGAAATTTTATTGGAGAATAATGTATGGCTGCAAAAGTAAAGGGTGGACTGAATAAGAATAGCTCTTATATTCCTGGTTCTCCTAAGAAATCTCGCCAAGGCGCGGGAATGGGAACGAAGTATGCCGCGTCTTCTCGCAATGGAGCTCGGAAAAAGTACAGAGGACAAGGTAAAGGATGAGTTGTTTAATTACAAATTTACCAACAGTAAAAGTATGGGTTCGTAAAGAATACCTATGCGATTTTAAAGAAGGTTATGGTGAATTTGTAGAGGGAGTCTGGGTGTGTGCTAAAAGCACACCTGGACGTGCCTTTTATTTTGAAACTTTCTTGCCTGAATATGCGGCAATGTACGATAAACTTCCAATTAGTGCATTTTTATCAAAACCAGAAACACCAGATCCAGATTTAGATTTACCTAATTTACAATTTTGGAACTGTATGGACTATGGTGTGACCACAATTTGTAAAAATATTGTGGCATCGATGGAATGGGAAGTTCGTACACGTCATTTTGGATCAATTAAAGGGTCTTATATTGCAACAATTGATAATTATCACGAATCAACGAATGAACCTGACTGTTCTACAAGCGAATTACCTGATGAACACAAATCATTTAATCTGATAAAACTTGAAAATGGGCAATTTGCACTCTATCCTAACAACCGTTGCCGTATTTACGACATTTCAATGACTCCCAATGAAGTCAAAACACCTGATTTTAAGGTTTCGACTCAATGGTATCAAGTTGAAAATGGTGTAAAGTGGGGTAGATTAGGAGATTGTCAAGATTATTTCTGGACAACTCCAGAAGAAAGAGAGAATAAATAAATTTTTTCATAAAAATTGAGTTGAAACAGCATTCGATGGGGAAACACCTGCTCCTAGAGGTGTACAATGTGGATTTTGAAGCGATTAATGACGTTGAATCGCTTCAGAATGCAATGATTCGAGGCATCAACCGTGCCAAGATGACCATTTTAAACACATTTTCCCATTGTTTTCTACCACAAGGTTGTACGGTAGTGATTGCACTTGCAGAAAGTCATGTGTCTTGCCATACTTGGCCAGAGAATGGATGTCTAGCAGTCGATGTCTACACATGTGGAGAAGGAAATCCACGTTTGATTGCTCTTGAGATACTTAAATACCTTAATTCCGACTCCTACATGCTCCGTGAAGTTGAGCGTTAAATAAACATAAGGAGATAGCAACCTCCTTTATAAAAGTTCTGTTTTATTCACTTAAAACAGGAGCTAAAATGTCGAACTTACCAGTCGATAGAGACCCCAACTACATGAGAGAAATGTGGGGTACTGCTAGATTAGTTACAGATTATGGAAATACACCACCAAAAAGAGTGATTCAAGAGGTCATGCACGATGCTGCACCAAAGCATAACCTCAAAAAACAAGAAGAACTCCATGAACGCATTCGGAATGATGAAGATTATGATGATTGGGAGTATGGAACTGAACCAAACTATGGGATTCCTTGGAAATAACCTATAAATAATGGGAGAAAATCCACGTCCAAATGGCAGTCACCAGAGTATCAAGGGCATTTAAGGACATTAGTTTGTCTTTTGAGCCTCATCCTGTGACAAAAGACCTGCCTATTTTGAAAAATGAGAACGCAATTCGTCGTTCAGTCAGAAATTTAGTTGAGACTATCCCAACAGAGCGGTTTTTTAACTCTTTGTTGGGTTCTGAAGTACGTTCAAGTCTCTTTGAATTCGTTGATTATGGTACTGCATCCATCATTGAAGACCAAATTCTGACGACAGTTCGTAATTTTGAACCAAGAGTCACAAACGTTAAGGTAGAGGTCGATCCTCAACCTGATGAAAATACTTTTAATGTGACTGTTGTCTTTGATATTATTGGACAAGATGTTCCGACACAAGCGTTTACGTTTATATTAGAGGCAACCAGATAAAATGCCTTTCACTAAATTTACAAATCTAGACTTTGATCAGATTAAAACATCGATAAAAGATTATCTTCGTGCAAATTCAGACTTTACTGACTTTGACTTCGAAGGTTCTAACTTTTCTGTTTTAATCGATACTCTAGCGTATAATACATATATCACAGCATTTAACTCAAATATGGTTGTGAATGAGTCTTTTCTAGACTCAGCAACTTTAAGAGAAAATGTCGTTTCACTTGCAAGAAATATCGGTTACACACCACGCTCTAGAACGGCAGCAAGGGCACATGTAACGATTAGTGTACCAACTAGTGCTACAAGTCCTACACTCACGCTACAGGCGGGTCTAGTGTGCGTTGGTACAGCGAATGAGAGCACATATACCTTCTCTATTCCAGAAAACGTCTCTACTACCATCAATGGTGGTGTTGCGACCTTTGGAACCACCGCAAGTCCTATTGAAATCTATCAGGGAACATTTTTAACAAAACAGTTTGTTGTTGATGGTTCACTGGATCAGAGATTTATTCTCGATAACTCTTTCATTGATACTTCATCCATTGTTGTCTATGTAAAGGGACCATCAGATAGTGGTCTTGGTAGAGAATATCAAAAGGTAGATAATATTATTCGTATTGAGAGAACATCTGAAATCTATCTACTTCAAGAAGTTCAGGATGAGAAGTATGAACTGTTATTTGGTGATGGTATTTTTGGTAAGAAGTTAGAGAATAGTTCAGTCATTACAGTCACATACATTATTACTGATGGTAAAGATGGAAATGGTCCATCGGAGTTTAGTTTCTCTGGAACGTTCAGAGATTCAAGTAGCAACCCTGTAATTCCAGCTGGTTCAGTAACATTAACTACTGTTCAAGGTGCAATGAATGGTGGTGAAATTGAACCAGTATCATCCATTAAATATTTTGCCCCTCGTCTTTATTCTGCTCAGTACAGAGCAGTGACCTCAAGAGACTATGAAGCGATTATCCAACAAATATATCCAAACACAGAGTCTGTTTCTGTAGTTGGTGGTGAAGAACTGAGTCCACCACAGTTTGGAAAAGTTTTAATTAGTATCAAACCAAAGAATGGTGATTTTATCTCAGACTTTGATAAAGAAACTATTCTTTCAAAACTAAAGCAATATTCACTTACAGGAATCAACCAAGAAATTATCGATCTTAAGATTCTTTATGTTGAAATTGATTCTTCAATCTACTACAACTCACCTCAAGTTTCAAACGTCAGTGGTCTCAAAGCAACTGCTGTTGATGCATTAAACACCTATGCATCTTCTGTTGACCTGAACAAGTTTGGTGGAAGATTTAAGTACAGTAAAATTCTACAGATTATTGATAATGCTGACCGTTCGATTACTTCCAACATTACAAAAGTCAGAATACGTAGAAACTTAAAGGCACTCGTCAACCAGTTTGCACAATATGAACTGTGCTATGGAAATAAGTTCCACATTAATTCTCAAGGATATAACATCAAGAGTACAGGATTCTATATTAGTGGAAACACTGATCTAGTTTACTTCACTGATGTTCCAAATAAGACTTCAACCGGTACTCTTGATGGTAGCGGAAGAGGTGTTTTATCTGTTGTAAAACGCATGAATGATGGTGAGTATAGAGTTATTATTGCTTCTGCAGGAACGATTGACTATGCAAATGGTGAGATCATCATTAACACAATAAACATCACCTCAACTGAAAAGGAAAATAATATTATTGAAGTACAAGCATATCCTGAGTCAAATGATGTTGTTGGTCTGAGTGATTTGTATCTAAGTTTTAGTATTTCAGATAGCACCATAAATATGGTTAAGGATGTTATTTCTTCCGGAGAAGATATCTCTGGAGTCACTTTTACAAGAGATTACTATACATCAAGCTACTCTAACGGAGAACTGGAGAGGAAATAAAATATGATCGCAACTGGTTTTGACGTAAGAGTTAAGATTCAGCAAATTGTTCAAAATCAAATACCTGAATTTTTACTATCAGAATCTCCAAAGGCTGCAGATTTTTTAAAGCAATATTATATCTCACAGGAATATCAAGGTGGTCCAATTGATATTGCTGAGAACTTAGATCAATATTTAAAAGTTGATAACTTAACTCCAGAGGTTATCAGTGGAACAACAACTTTAAAAAATACTTTAGATTCATTAACAGGAACTATTGTAGTTGATTCTACTAAAGGATTTCCAGATCAGTATGGTCTTCTTAAGATTGATGATGAAATTATTACATATACGGGTATAACAACAAATAGTTTTACTGGATGTATTCGTGGTTTTAGTGGTATTACTTCATATCGTCAAGTAAATAATCCTGAAGAACTTGTTTTTTCAACTTCCGCGGCTGGTATTCATACTAGTGGTGTTGGGGTAAATAACTTAAGTTCTCTATTTTTACAAGAATTTTATAATAAAATTAAATATACTTTTGTTCCAGGTTTAGAGAATACTTCATTAACGTCAAACCTGGATGTAAGTAATTTTATTAAAGAAGCAAAGAGTTTATATCAATCAAAAGGAACTGAAGAGTCTTTTAAAATTCTTTTTAGAGTTTTATATAATGAAGATGTAAAAGTAATTGATCTAGAACAATTACTTACAAAACCATCGAGTGCAAAGTTTTCTAGAAGAGAAAATATAATTGCAGAGAGAATATCTGGAGATCCACTCAAGTTAGTTGGTCAAACTATTAAAAAATCAACCGATGAAAGAACACAAGGTTCTGTATCTGAAGTTGAAATTATTACAAGAAATAATAAAACATACTACAAGATATCTTTATTTGTTGGATATAATGATAATGACTTAACTGAAGGAACATTTACTATACCTGGAAATACAAAGGTATTAGAAACTGTATCTGTTGGTTCATCCATTATTCCAGTAGATTCAACTATTGGTTTTGGACAAACAGGAGTTCTTATTAGTGGTTCTAATAAAATTTCTTACTTAGACAAGAGTATAAACCAGTTTTTTGGATGCTCGGGTGTTAGTAACGTAATTAATACTACATCTGCCATTCGTTCAGATGAAGTTGTTTTTGGTTATGAAGATGGGGATCAAACTAAGAAGGTTGAGATAAGAATCACCGGTGTTCTTTCTGAGTTTGTTCCAGTAGGAGATATCTCTTTAGCGAGTGAAGGTGAGTATATTGGTATTAGAAACGTTGGAGAATCAATCAAAAATCCATCAGAAAATAGAACTTATAAAGAAACTTTTGCAAATTCTTGGATTTATAACACAAGTTCAAGATATCAAGTATCAGCAATATCTGGATCCACATTTACCTTATTAAGTGATATTGATAAGTCAAGTCTTAAAGTTGGTGATTCTATTGAAGTTCTTGTTAGAGGGACTCAAAATGTTGTTGTTTCTGGAGCAACAGTTTCTGTTATTAACAATACAACAAAAGAAATTATTCTGAACGGACTTGGAACTTTTACACCATCAGTTTCTTTAGACTATGATATTAGAAGAAAGATAAAGAAATCTTCTAGTACTGGATCTTCTTTAGAATATGGTAATGATAAGTTAATTGCAAACATTCAAAATGTTTATAGTGATCAAAAGTATGGTTATGTAGCTTCAAACTCATTACCATCTTATACTATTACGAAAAATATTTCAGATGCTACTATAAGTGAAGCAAGTGGTTCTCGTCTGCAAGGTTTTAATTCAACAACTTTAAACTACTCCATCATTTCATTTACCAGTAACGTTCCATTCATTACTGGTGATGAAATAATTTACAGACCAGAAAAAGAACCAATGCCTGGTTTGGTCTCTGGAAACAGTTATTTTGTAGAAGTACAAACTTTAAAAAATCAAATTAAACTATACACTTCTCGTTCCTTTATCGGAACAGTAGAATATTTAGAATTTGGAAATCTATCGTCTGGATCAGGATTCCACAAATTTATCCTAGCAAGACATAAGGACTTAATTATAAGTCCGCAAAAACTTCTCAGAAAGTTTCCCTTAGAGATTAATTTTGCACGTGGTAAGTCAGAAAAAACTGTACCTGGTGGAGTTGGTCTTTTAATTAATGGTGTTGAAATTGTAAGTCCAAAAACAAATGATAAAATTTATTATGGACCTTTAGAGAGCATCAATGTTGTAAACTTTGGATCTGGTTATGATGTTCTCAACCCTCCTTACATAGAAGTTGACTCTCCTACAACAGGAACAAGATCTTTAGTTAAACCAGTTGTAAGTGGATCTGTAGAGTCTGTCTTAGTTGATCCACAAGATTTTGACATTTCAACCGTTGTTTCTGCAACTATTAAAGGTGGTAATGGTAGTGGTGCTACATTACAACCAGTTATTTCAAAAAGATATAGAGAAATTGAATTTGATGCTAGAGAGTCAATTTATGGTGGTGGAATAGACGCCACAGATGAAACTATAACATTTACAACAAATCATAATTTTGTTAACGGACAGTCAATCATTTATAGTAATAATGGAAATCAAAGTCTAGGAATAGGAACCTTTGGACCTCCTGATAATGTTTTCAACAGAATTGGAAATAAAACTCTGGTTAATGGTTCTGAGTATTATGTCCAAATCGTTAACCCAAGTAGCATAAAGTTATATCAGACTTTTAGTGATTATTATGTTGGAGTAAACACTGTTGGATTTACTACCGAAAATACAACAGGAATTCATAAATTTAGAACTCTTGAGAAGAATACTTTAAGAGAAATTAAAGTTATAGAACCTGGTAGTGGTTATCAATCTAGAAACTTATATGTAAAACCAACAGGTATATCTTCTGAAAGAGACTGTGTAATATTTAAAAATCACAACTTTAATGATGGTGATATTATTGAATATAATATTTCATCAATCGATGGTGTAACTTCACCATCTGTAATTTCTGGTCTATCTACAGAAAATTCATATTATATCTTAAAAATAGATAATGACTCCTTCAGAGTAGCAAATGCTGGAATTGGAGCATCAATCGTTTCAAATTATGAAAGAAAGAACTACGTTAAGTTCTCTTCTACTGGAACTGGATATCAAATCTTTAAGTATCCAAATATTGAAATAAACGTCAATGTTTCGTTCGGTAGCACGGTTGTTGGTATTATTACTGCAACTCCAGTTATTAGAGGACAACTTATTGATGCATATTTGTATGAAAAAGGAACAGGATATGGTTCAAACATTCTAAACTTTGTTAAAAAACCAAAAATTAGAATTAAGAATGGTAAAAATGCTGAAGTAGAACCAATTGTTAAGAATGGAAAAATAATTCAAGTTCAGGTTCTGTCTTCTGGTTCTGAGTATTATTCAGTTCCCAATTTAAAAATTATTGGCGATGGTTTTGGCGCTGTATTAAGACCAGTAATATCAAACCAAAAACTAGTAAGTGTAATTGTTATTAACTCAGGAACAAACTATAATCAAGAAACAACCAAAATTAATGTAGTTGCGGCAGGTTCTGGAGCAATAATTGATCCTTCTATTAGATCTCTAACTTTAAATGAACAGTATAGAAACTCGGAAGATACTCTAATCGATACTCAAAATAACTTACAATATTCTATTGTCGGTTATTCTACAAACACTGTTGCAAGTGATTTTGGCGATACTGGGTCATCCCATTCACCAATAATTGGATGGGCATATGATGGAAATCCAATCTATGGTCCATATGGTTTTTCAGATCCCGAGAACATTTCATCTAGTATTAGATTGTTAAAAAGTGGATATGTTTTAGATTCGTCTAGAGTTGAAAATAGACCAAGTTCTTTTGATGCTGGTTTCTTTGTAGAAGACTATGTTTATACTAATGCTGGCGACTTAGATGTTCACAATGGAAGATTCTGCAAAACATCAGAATTTCCTAATGGAACTTATGCTTACTTCGTTGGTATTGCAACAGATACTGCAACAAACACTTTAAAACCAGCATATCCTTACTTTGTTGGTGATTCATATAGATCGGTAGTTAATACTGATAACTTTATTTTAAATCAAACTTTTGACTTTAATAACTCCGATCTGATAAGAAATACGTTCCCATATAAAGTTGGTGATAGATATGCTGATAACGATTTCTTAGTGGAATCAAATGAAATTATTACACAACAAACTTTAATCGAATCTGTAACCAAAGGTTCAGTTACTTCCGTATCAATTGATGAACCTGGTGATGGATATCGTGTTGGAGAAATTTCTATCTTTGATGATTCAAACACAAGTGGAAATGGTTTAAGTCTTGAAATATCTGAAGTTGAAGGAAAGGTAATTACTAATGTTTCCACTTCCGTAGAAACTTATAACAACTCAGTCTTTGTTTGGAAGGATAAGGAGACTGTAGAAGCAGTTATTTCACCATTCCACACTATAAGCGATAATGAGTATGTAAGTATTTCAGGTTTATCGACATCAATATACAAATTAGATAGAACTCACAAGGTAGGAGTTACGACTGCTAGAGTAAACTTAGTAAAAAATATTAGTGCAGTTGTCGCACCGGGAACTATTGAAGATATCTTTATCTCAAACATCCCATCTACTGTTTCAGTTGGTAGCACTATTACAATTGGAATTGGTGGATCTGAAACTTTAAGAGTACTTAATGTTTATAATGAAGGATCTATTCTAAGAGTAAGAAGATCAGACACTGGTGTAGCACACACTGCATCGAGTCAAGTAAACGTAATACCAAACAAAATTGAAATACCACTTAATGCAAATTATTTTGACTCAAGTGTAAATGATATTGTTTACTTCAATCCAAAACAAAGTGTAGGTGTTGGAACAACTATTGGTGGTTCTTCTACAATTATAAACACCGTAGGTGAAACATCCAAAAATATTTCTATATTGAATAGAAGCATCTATTTACCAAATCATCCATTTAAATCTGGACAGCAAGTTACACTCACTAAAAAAGATGGAACTTCTTCATTCTTATGTTCTGTTGATGGTGGAGTTACAGTATTCAACCTACCAAGTTCAGTTTCACAAACAGTTTATGTTATCAATAAATCAAAAGATTTTATTGGAATAACAACTGCTGTTGGATTAACTACAAACACTGAAGGTGTAGCATTTACAACCAATGGTTCTAATAGTTATGAATACTATATTACTAGCAATCTAACTCAAGTAACTGGAAAAGTTGAAAAAATTAAGTCAACAGTTTCTGTTTCAACATCACATGGTTTGCAGATAGGAGATATTGTAACTCTTAATGTTTATCCTAATGTAACAACCGGAATAGGAAACTCCAGTTCAGTAAGAATTAAGTATAACCAAGAATATGATAAAGTTTTAGTCAACTCAATCGGATTTAATTCAACAGGAATTAATACCAGTGCTTCTCAGATAACAATTGATGCATCTAATCTAAAGACGGGTGATAAAATATTCTATAATTCTACTGACTTAGTTGCTTCTGGACTTCAAACTGGAACATATTTTATTTACAAAATTGATGATAGTACAATAAAATTATCCAATACTTATTATGATACAACTTTAAAATATCCAAATACCATTTCAATAGTTGGTGCTGGAGGTTCTAGACATGAAATAAGTCTGGTTAATCCACAAATTCCAATTGTTAGAAACTCGGACTTAGTTTTCAATGTTTCAGATTCTTCACTGCAAAATAGAAAGTTAAAAATATTCTATGATCAGAATTTTGATGATGAATTTGTATCTATTGGAAACACTTCAACGTTTAATATTTCTGGAGTAGGAACAATTGGTATATCAACCAGTGCAACGTTTACTCTGAAGTATTCTGATGGAGTTCCTTCCAAACTTTATTATACTCTAGAAAAGTCTGGATATCTGAGCACTTCAGATACTGAAGTTAGAAATCATTCTGAAATTTCATTTGTTGATAGTGCTTATAATGGCACTTACACCGTAACCGGAACAGGAACAACCACGTTTAATATTGCACTATCCAAGGCACCAGAAAGAAATACGTTATATCCAACCCAACACGATGTATTAAAGTACACAACTTCATCTAGAACAACTTCTGGAGGGATTGGTAAATTAAAAACTATATTTGCAGGTTACAACTATAAGAAAGTGCCTAAGTTTGTTGGGTTCTCATCAAGTAGTGGAGAAAATGCAAACATTATTGCAAACTCAACCACAATTGGTAAGATTAATAAAACCAGAATCTTAAATGCTGGTTTTGAATATTCTTCTGATAAGACTATCAGACCAGAAGCTTACGTATCACCAATTATCTTTACTGAAAAATCAAATACTATTTCAAATGTACTGGTCACTGACGGTGGTAAAAATTATTCTTCGGCACCAAATCTGATAATTGTCGATCCAGAAACGGGAGAAGTTGTAGATAGTACCTCACTATCCTGCACGATATCTGGAAGTTCAGTAAACTCCGTAAAAATTATTTCAAACCCATATGGTTTAAGTTCTGTTCAACAAAGAATTATTGCGATAGACAACAGTAATGGAGTTTCAATTAGTTCGATTACATCTTCACCTGCTGGAATTGTAACATGTGTTCTTTCTACTCCCATTTTAGGATTTACAACTAATATTTTCTCAATTGGTGAAGAAATTTTTGTTGAAGGAATTGAAAAAGATAGTACTGCTGGTGATGGATTCAATTCGGCAGATTATGGATATCAATTCTTTAGAGTAAGTTCCTACACAAATACGAACCCAGCTGTTGTAGAGTTTAGTCTTTCAGGAATTGCAACAAATGCTGGTTTTGCAAAAACAAACCAGGGATATGCTTCAATCGTTTCTAGAAATAACTATCCAGTTTTTGATATTACTCAAACCTTTGCAACTCTAAACAGTGGTGAAAAACTTTTAACAAGCACTGGGGGTGGATATATCGAAAGAGACCTATACGTTTCAGAAAGCACAAGAAACTATATTAAGGTAAATGGTTCATATACACTTTCAGTTGGTGAAAAGGTAAAGGGTAAAAATTCTGGAGTCATTGTAACAGTTAAGAGTATAACTGAGAACAAAGGTCAATTTAAAGTTGATTATGCAACAAGACAAGACTATGGTTGGATAAGTGACACTGGAAAATTAAATGAATCATATCAAGTAACCTCTGATAACGATTATTATCAGAATCTATCTTACTCAGTAAGAAGTAAAATTCAGTATGATGAAATGATAGATCCAGTAAATCGTCTTCTTCATACTTCTGGTCTCAAGAATTTCTCAGATACTCAAATAGAATCAAAAGTTGGAAGTAAAGTTTCTTATGCTTCTACAACTAATGATACGATTGTCCTTGATATCATTGATAATAAGAGAGTTGATGCTATCAATAACTTCGATTTAACTCTAGATATTGATACATCATCTAATCAAACGAAGTCTAAGTTCTTAAAATTCAAGAATAAAAAACTAACTGATTATATCAAGTGTTTAACGAATAGAGTTCTACTTATTGATGATATTGAGTCTAGATTCTCCAACAGAGAATCAAATTCAGATACTTTTGTAGATATTGACTTCTTAGATGATACTTATTCAAGATATTTAATTCAAGTAATAAATCCAAATAATCTAGATCGTCAAATATACGAATTTACAGTATTAAAAGATACTGGAAATTCTTATGTCTTAGAAAAAGGTTCTTTATCAAATACTAATATATCTCTAGGCGAAATTAGTGGTAAGAGTGATAGTGAAGGTCAATCAATTAGATTTACCCCTACAGATTTTTACGACACTGATTATGATATCAAAATGGTGAAGACTAGATTCAACTCCTCCGTAAATGGAATAGGTACACAGTCTGTTGGATTTGTAAACCTCACGGGAGTTAATAAGTCTGTTGGTATTGGAACAACTGTAACGCTACTATCTTTCAACAAAAACAATGTTCAGAGTTTGTATGCGAACATTCAAATTCTAAACACTGTTACAGAAAAAATGAACTATGTTGAGTTACTACTAGATCATGACGGAACAAACACATATCAGGCAGATTTTTACTTTGATAGTAGTGGTGTTCAAGGAAATTCTTCAAACTATATGGGAACATTTGATTCCACCATCTCTGCTGGAATTGTTTCCTTAACTTATTACAATACAGAAAGTAACGTTGTTCTTGTAAGATCTAGTATCGTTGGATTTGGTTCTACTTCTACTGGTATAGGAACATATAGATTCTTAGCTTCTGGACAACCAGATGGTAGTGAGAGCAGTGCTAGATATGAGTCATCATATACTGTTTCATCTGGAACAACAAGTGTTATTGGCGTATCGACTGGTAATGTATCTTCTCTCAAGTCTCTTGTAAGAGTCTCATATGGAAATACGTCTGCTGTACATCAAGTCTTGATGCTTCAAGATTCTTCAAACGTATACACAGTTCAGTATCCATTCCTATCAATAGGCAGCACTTCTGGAATTGGAACATTCGGTGGAGAGATAAATGGTTCCTCTACTTATCTTAAGTTCTATCCTGATCCATTAATTAGTTCAAATATTCAAGTACAGAGTTTTAATGAAATTATTTACTTTGAAAATGATTATGATAATGCTCCACAAAACTTAGACTACGGAACAGCAACAAGTCTTGTTCAACTATCTGCTTATGATGCAATTAATGGAAATAGAGCAAACAGACTCGATTTTGATATCAGATATGATGGAACTCAAATATACGTCAAGACATTTAATCCAGCAACCTCAAGTGTTTTAAATCCAGTTACAGGCATCTTCACAATTCCAAATCATTTCTTTAGTACTGGAGAAGAACTCTATTATGAACCAGGTTCTTCGTTTGTTGGAGTTGGTGCTACTGGAGTTGGAATCGGTGCAACCGCAAACTATGTTGGAGTTGTAACTACAATACTACCTCCAAAAGTTTATGCAATCAAAGTAAATGATTCTCAATTTAAGTTATCAACTAAGAGAGAATATGCACTTGCAGGAATATTTGTAACATTTACATCATCTGGAACTGGTAATGCACATACTCTTGAGATGTCCAAAAAACTTGAAAAAACCATAATATCACTTAATGGTGTAGTTCAAAAACCACTTACTTTTGTACCAATATCATACACTGTAGCAAATAATTACGGGCAAGTAGGATTAGCCGCTACATTCTTCTCACTTTCTGGTATTTCTTCCATCAAACCAAAAGATATCATAAAGATTGACGAAGAATATATGAGTGTAACTGACGTTGGAATAGGTACAACTACAACTGGACCAATTAGTGGAGTTGGAACTTTCCCATTAATTGAAGTTACTCGGGGATACGTTGGCAGTGCTGCAACATCACATAGTAATGGTGCTTTAGCTCAAATTTATAGAGGTGCATATAACATTGAAAATAACAAAATTTGGTTTACTGAGGCGCCTAAAGGAAATCCAAGACAAAGGAGAAATCAGTCTAATTTACCAGTACCAAAAACAACATTTAATGGTAGAGTTTATTTAAGAAATGATTACACTACAAATGTAATATATGATGATGTATCTGATCAGTTTACTGGTATTGGACAAACTTACGTAGTAACAGTTCAAGGTATAAACACTACAGGAATTCAAACTGGAAGTGGAGTTCTATTCTTAAATGATATTTTCCAAACTCCAACAACATCAAATAATGCAGGTAATAACTATGTTGTATCAACACAGTCTGGTATTTCCAGTGTTAGATTTACAGGAATAACATCTACTAACGGGCAAATTATTGTTTCTCCTGGTGATGTAAATCAAAACCAACTTCCAAGAGGAGGAATTATTGTTTCTCTTGGTTCTACTTCTGGTGCTGGTTTTGCTCCTCTTGTTGGAGCATCAGTGACTGCCGTAGTTTCTGGCGGAGTTATCACTTCAGTTGGTATTGGAACGACAGATATTGTTGGTTCTGGTTATCGTGGTGTAGTTTCAATTGGTGTTACTGAAACTGGACATGCAGGAACCGCTGCTAATATCACAGCAACTGTTGGTGCTGGTGGAACTCTAACGTTTAACGTTGTTTCTGGAGGCACAGGATACACAAATCCACGCATATTGGTATCTGAACCAAATTATGAAAACTTACCAGTCATAGGCGTTTCTAGAGCTGGTGTGGGAGCAACTACCGATACTGGTTCAAACTTACTAATAACTTTAGACGTTGGAGCAATTTCAACAACTGGTATCGGATCAACACTATTTGAAGTATCCTCGTTCAAAATTTCAAGACCAGGATATGGATTTAAAGTTGGTGATGTATTTAAACCAGTTGGTTTAGTTACTGCTAGAGGACTTAATGCCCCATTGCAAGAGTTTAAACTGACTGTCTTGGATACATTCACAGATTCATTCTCATTCTGGCAGTTTGGTGAACTTGATTACATCGATTCCATCAAGAATCTACAAAACAACCAAAGAAAGAGATTTCCACTTTATTATAATGGTCAACTGTTGAGTTTTGAAAAAGATCCATCAAATACAACTTCTGTTAATATTGATCTTAATGCAGTTCTATTAATATTCATTAATGGAGTTATTCAGCAACCAGGTGTTGCTTATCAGTTCGACGGTGGAACATCATTCGTGTTTACCGATCCACCAAGAGTTGAAGATAATATTGCTATCTTCTTCTACAGAGGGACAAGAGGTGATGATACAGTATTCGTGAACGTTGCTGAAACTGTTAAAATTGGAGATTCGGTTCAAGTTTTCAGAAATAATGACTTTGATCAAACAATAAGTCAGAATCAAAGAGTTATATCTAATATTCCAGGGTCTGATAAAATTGAAACTGAAATTTATACTGCTCAAGGAATAGATGAAACATATTATAAACCACTAACCTGGATTAAACAAAAGGTTGACAAAGTTATTAACCTTGATATTGTCTCCAAAGAAAGAGATTCACTAGAAACTCAAATTTATCCAACTGCAAAAATCATTAAAGATGTACAAGCATCCGATAATTCAATATTTGTAGATGATGCATCATTCTTCAACTATGAAGAAAATAATTATTCTATCACTATTGATAGTGTAGAAGGACTGATTGTTCAGGGAACAGATCCAGTATCTGCTGCAATCACTGCTGTAGTTTCTACCGCTGGAACTATCTCTTCGCTGAGCGTAGTTAACTTTGGAACTGGATACTCTGGTTCCGCAACCATTAAAATTGCATCTCCGTCAACAATTGGAGTTGGAGTAGGAAGCACTGCTACCGCAACAGTTTCCATTGTTGGAGGTTCAATAACAACTCCAGTTATTACTAACCCAGGTTTTGGATACACTTCATCCAATCCTCCACAAGTTATTGTATCATATCCCGACATTCAGGTAGAGAAAGTTACGAATATTACAACAGTTGAAGGATTTGCAGGAATTATAACTGGTATCACCACAACAACTGGAACTTCAGGTAATCCACTTGCTCTAAAACTCTTCGTTCAAGGACCAAGTGGATTTAGTGGTCTTGCAACTGGACATCCAATTCTAATTAAAGATACAACAGTTGGAAATGGTTTAACTTCAATAAACAATCTTAATAGTTCGGTTATTGGAATAGGAACAACAAATGTTGATAATGTTTATATTGTTGCTAACATTGTACCCGCAGCAACAAACGCTGAGATTATAGTAAATGTAAAATCAAATTCTAACATATCTGGAGTTTCTACTTTTGGATCTTCTTCCTCTCCAGTTGGAAGATATTCATGGGGTAAACTTTCTGGAATAAACAGAGGCACTTCTCCAGTTGCTATTGGAGTTTCTGGTTTAACAGTTGATGTTGGTTTATCAACATTCCCAACCATTCAAAGAAGAGGATTTGGACTTAGAGATACTGGTGCTCTTAGAAAGAGATCAAATGTATAGTATAAATATAGGAAAAAGCTAATAATATGTCTGCAATTGTAACAGATCAGTTTAGAATCTTAAATACTGATAACTTTATTGAATCTGTTGAAAATGATTCTAATTCCTATTACATTTTTGTAGGGCTACCCAATCCTACACAAGTTGGTTTTGGTAGGTCAACAACCTGGAACACAAACGTTCCTAACCCTACAGATAATTTTTCATATCAAGCACATACATCTGATACGATGTTGTTTGGTAAGAAAATAACAACTGCTAATGTAAAGAGAGTTATTAGGAGAATTGATTGGACTAAAGGCACAAGATATGAAATGTATCGTAATGACTACAGTGCTAATAATCCTTCACCATTTACACAGTCTTCGAGACTATATGATTCAAACTACTATGTAATCAACTCTGACTACAGAGTTTATATCTGCGTAGATAATGGTTCTTCTGGAATCAACACTACAGGAAATGCTTCACAAGATGAGCCAACTTTTACAGACTTAGAACCATCTGCTGCTGGTTCTAGTGGTGATGGATACGTTTGGAAATACTTATTCAGTATTTCTCCTGGAGATATTATTAAGTTTGATTCTACAGAATATATTACTGTTCCAAATGATTGGGCAACATCAACCGATTCTCAAATACAAGCGGTTAGAGAAAATGGTGATTCTACGGTAAACTCAAATCAAATTAAAAAAGTTTATATTGATAACCCTGGAGCAAACTATTCAAATGGTGTAGGGCAAGAACTAAACATTTTAGGTGATGGTTCTGGAGCAAAAGTTATTGTTGATGTTGTTGGTGGAAAAATTACAAACACAACAGTTTCCTCTGGTGGAAAAGGATATAGTTATGGTTTAGTTGATTTAGGATCCATCAATGGAAACTCAACTGGTTCCTTTGCAAAACTGATACCCATCATTCCACCATCCAGAGGACATGGTTATGATATTTACAAAGAATTGGGAACTGATAGAGTTATTCTTTATGCAAGATTTGACGACTCAACAAAGGATTTTCCAATTGATACGAAATTTGCACAGGTTGGTATATTAAAAAATCCAACTTCAATTGGATCAACTGGAACGTTCACTCAAAGTCAGTTTTCATCCACATATTCGCTGAAGTTTTCTTCTGTTACTGGAACTCCAACCATTGGAGAAAAGATAACTCAAAATGTGACTGGCGGCAAATCTGTTGGATATGTAGCATCATATGATAGTGAAACGAAAGTTCTGAAATATATTCAAGACAGGTCTTTATATTTCAACCAAACAACTTTAGATCAAACTGATTACATTGGTATTTCAACCGGTGGTAAAGTTTTAAGTTTTCAATCTTCAGCAAACGCAGTAACTGGAACTAGTGGTTTTACTGGTTCTATAGACACTAACTTTACCGGTATTAGCACTAATCCAACAGGAACTAAAGTTATTAACTTGGGTGTTAATTTTGCAAACGGTCTTGCTTCTCCAGAGATAAATAAAGGCTCAGGGGAAATTATTTACCTGGATAATAGACCCCTGATTTCTAGAAACACACGCCAAAAAGAAGATATTAAAATTATCCTGGAATTTTAAAAAATGCCACAGAAAACTAATCTCAACATTAATCCATATTATGATGATTTTGATATCAACAAGAACTTTTACAGAGTTCTTTTTAAACCAGGATATCCAGTTCAATCTAGAGAACTGACTACACTTCAGTCAATTCTTCAGAATCAAGTAGAATCGTTTGGTAGTCATATATTTAAAGAAGGATCCATGGTCATACCTGGATCAATTACATTTGATGATAAGTATTATTCTGTAAAAATTAACGCAGAGCACCTAGGGTTAGATGTTTCCCTTTATATCGATAAACTTATAGGAATAAGAGTTGAAGGGCAAAATTCTGGCGTAACTGCAGTAATTAAAAACTACAGTTTACCTTCAAATGATAATGTTGAGGAAGTAACTCTATACGTTAAGTATACATCTGCTGGTTCAGATTTTGAGACAACTGAATTTGAAGATGGTGAATTACTTATCCTTCTCGATGGAATACAGTATGGAAACACATCAATTAATGTTGGAGACACTATTGCAACTTTAATTGATACTGGTTCATGTACAACTGGTTCTGCTGTCGGATTGTCTGCAGGTGTTTACTTTATACGTGGAACTTTTGTAAATGTTCCCAATTCTTTAATTGTTTTAGAACCATATTCTAACACACCAACATATAGAGTTGGTTTGAATATTTTAGAAGAAATTGTTACATCAAATGATGACCCATCTTTAAATGATAATGCTAGAGGGTTTTCAAACTATGCAGCTCCTGGAGCAGACAGATTAAAAATAAGTACAGTTCTTGCTAAAAAGAGCATCAATGATTTTGATGATAAGAACTTTGTAGAATTAATTAGAATTGATAATGGAATAATTAAAAAGTTACAGGACAAATCTGTATACTCAATTATAAAAGACTACTTTGCAAAAAGAACTTATGAAGAGTCTGGCGACTATGCACTCAAGAACTTTGAAGTCGCCGCTTTAAACTCATTAAACGATAGAATTAAGAACGAAGGAATATATTTACCAACTCAAAAAACAGAACAAGGTGCAGAACCATCGGATAATTTATTATGCTATAAAGTTTCCCCAGGAACTGCATATGTTCGCGGATATGATATCAATATTCCAGCATCGACAATTTTAGATGTACAAAAACCAAGAGATACTCAAACTGTAAATACTGCTCTTGTACCATTCGAACTTGGTAGTTTACTTAGAGTCAACAATACATCTGGTACACCATTCGTAGGAATTCACACTGGTGGAAATACGGTAAAACTTTTCAATCAAAGAAAAGGTGTATCTGGATCTGGAACTACAGCAATTGGTGATGCAAGAGTATATACATTCAATCTAACAGATTCTGCATACCAGAATACATCATCTTCATGGGATCTTTATCTCTTTGATGTACAAACTTATACTGAGTTGATTATTAACCAATCCCTAAACTCTGGCGATTGTCCTGTAGGTTCTTATGTAAAGGGTTTGAGTAGTGGTGGTTCTGGATATGTTGTAACTGCGCCTTCTGGAACAACTTTAACTTTAACTCAAACATCTGGAACGTTTATTGTTGGCGAACAAATTACAATCAACGATACTCTAGTCAATGCTCGTTCTGTTGTTTCAGTTAGAGCATTCTCCACCGAAGATATTAAATCAGTTTATCAAAATGCTGTAGGTATAACACCAGCACTGAAGACCGCATTTTCTGCAGATTCTTCTCTGTTTAGAAAAATTCCATTTGGGTTCAATGCAACAGATAAGATAACTGTAAACTCAGCAGGCATAGTTACATGCCCAGGTAAGTCTTTCTTAGGAATAAAAACAGATTCAATTATTAGATATCAAAAGACTGGTGTATCTACTAATGTAAGCACATTTAATAAAGTTGTTTCTATCTCTGCTGATGGATACACAATGACGGTCAGTGCTGTTCCATCAGTTAATGGCGTTTGTGATGGTACACTACCATCATCATCAGAAACAACTACCTTCAGTCTTGGAGTTCCAGATTTTAAAAATACAGAAAAGTCTGGTCTTTATACAAAATTAAATCAAAGCAATATATCATCAGTAAATCTATCTAGTTCTAATTTAATTGTAACATCTCAAGTTAGGGAAGTTTCAACCAATAGTACTGGAACAGCAACTATAACAGTTTCCAATACAGGAATTTCAAGTGCTTTCTTTGAAGCATATGACGCTGAAAGATATTCAGTTTTCTATTCTGATGGAACTATTGAAGACTTATCTTCAGATCAGTTTGTTTTAAGTGTTGATGGAACTCAAATAACAATAAATGGTCTTAGAGCAAGTCAGAGTTCAAACGTAACAGTCAATACAACTTTAAGAAAGCAAGTTCTAACTAACAAAAACAAGACTTTTGCTAGAAGTAGAACGTTAAATATCACAAAAACTAATAATGGATCTACAGCATCTGTAAGTGGTTTAACGACAAGTCTATTTTATGGTACAAGAATTGAAGATAATGAGATATCTTTGAATGTTCCTGATGTTGTTAACATCGTATGTGTATATGAATCTCTCAACACTTCAACACCTATTTTAGATCGACTAACTTTCCCATCAGGTCTAGGTTTAGACTCAAATGCATTTATTGGTGAAAAAATTATTGGAAGTAACAGTGGAGCAGTTGCCCAAGTCGTAACTTTACCAAGTTCTGGTAATGAAGTTGACTTTGTTTACTTAAATGGATCAAAATTTGATTCTGGAGAAGCAGTTACTTTTGAAGAGTCAAATATTACTTCATCAATTCAGTCGATAACAGTTGGAAGTTATCTTGATGTAACAAGCAGATTTACTTTAGATAAAGGTCAAAAAGAGCAATATTATGATTATTCAAGACTTGTAAGAGTACAAAATACTCCAGCACCATCAAGACAACTTTTAGTTGTTTTCAATTATTATAATGTAGCAACCAATCAGCAAGGCGATATCTTTACAGTAAATTCATATGATGCTGAAAGATATACAAATGATATTCCACTACTTCAGAATGGACTAAGAGCGACTGATGTTCTAGATTTCAGACCAAGAGTATCTGAATTCACTTCAACATCACAGTCTCCATTTGCATATGGAACTAGGTCTTTTGTAGTTTCGACAGCATACTCTGCTATCACTCCAAATGAAAGTTCTTTACTTGGATATTCATTCTATCTACCAAGAGTTGATAGAATAATTTTAGATAAACTAGGACAGTTCTCTATTGTTAAGGGAGTTTCTGCTTTAGAACCAAAAGCTTCTTTAAACATTGAAGAAGCGATGGATATTGCTACTATTTACTTACCAGCATATCTTTACAATCCACAAGACGCCAAGATAACCTTGGTTGATAATAGAAGATATACGATGAGAGACATTGGTTCTCTTGAAGATAGAATTGAAAACCTTGAGATAACAACGTCTCTTTCACTTCTAGAGGTTAACACTAAGACTCTACAAATTCAAGATACTGATGGTCTATCAAGATTTAAAACAGGATTCTTTGTCGATGACTTTAAAAATAATAGTTTAATTGATAAAACAAATCCAGATGTAAAATGTGATGTAAACACAACTGAAGGTAAACTTATACCTTCAACAGATTTCTGGTCTTTAAAATTACAACCAGCTTTAGCAACAAACCTTGATCCATCAACCGCAGACTTTTCTACAAATCTCAATCTTCTTGATAATAATGTAAGAAAAACTGGAGACCTAGTTACACTAAACTATGAAGAAACTGGTTGGTTGGAGCAACCATTTGCAACTCAAGTTGAAAATGTAAACCCGTTTAATATTGTAGAATATACTGGCGGAATTACTCTCAATCCTTCTTCAGATAACTGGGTAAGAAATATTTACATTGAAAATAAAAGAACAGTATCTGATGGATCAATAGGAAATGCTGGAGATAGTTATGACTTTGTAGAAAGCGTTCAGGTGAGCAGTGAGCCAGATCCATTTATGAGATCTAGAAACGTTGAGTTTAGATCTGCTGGACTGAGACCATTAACAACACATTATTCATTCGTCGATGATATAAGTTCAATTGATATTGTACCCAAGTTACTTGAAATCTCAATGGTTTCTGGTTCATTTAATATTGGAGAAGATGTTGATGGATTTATTGGTTCCGAAAAGGTTATTTCTTTCAGAACTGCAAAACCATCTCATAAAGCAGGAACTTATAATAGTCCAACTTCAGAATATAATGCAAACCCATATAACAAGGCACAAATTTTACCATCTGCATATTCTGCATCTTCTACAGTACTAAACATTGATACATCTTCATTAGCAGAAGAATCAATAACAAAATATGGTGGATATGTTAAGATTGGTGTTAAACTTGTTGGAAAAACCAGCGGTGCTGTAGCGTCAATATCCAATGTTAGACTCATTACAGATACTTTTGGAGACCTGATAGGATGCTTCTTTATTAGAGATCCAAACACAACTCCAGTTCCACTGGTTAGAATTAGAACAGGGGAAAGATTATTTAAATTAAATCAAAATTCAGAAAACGTCAAACCTCTACCTGGAGATAAAACATCAATTTCTTCAGCACAAACGACTTATACTGGAACTGGTATAATTCAAACTCAAATTACAAATATAGTTCAGGTTAGAAATCCACCCCCACCACCCCCACCACCACCTGCTGGCGGCGGCGGAGGTGGAAAAGATCCACTTGCACAATCATTTACTGTAGATGAGACTGGAGCATTCTTGACTTCTGCAGATGTTTATTTTGCAGAAAAAGATCCAAACGAAAGGCTATTTGTAGAACTTAGAACTGTAGAACTAGGAACTCCAACAGGTCAATTAGTTGCAGATTATGCAAGAGTAATATTGGAACCAAGTCAGATAAACGTTTCATCTGATGGAACTGCAGTCACCAATATTAAATTCCCATCCCCAGTTTACTTACAACCAAACGTAGAATACGCTTTGGTATTCTTAGCACCATCTTCAGATAAGTATAAGATGTGGATAGCAGAGATGGGTAAGAAGACTGTTAATACCAGTAACTTACCATCTGCAGAAAGTGTTGTTGTAACCAAACAATATGGTGGAGGAAGTCTATTTAAGTCTCAAAACGGAACTATTTGGACTGCAAACCAGTTCCAAGATCTTAAGTTTAAACTCTATAAAGCTAAGTTTACTTCCAATAAGGGATCTATGTGGTTCTATAACCCACCTCTTATCCCAGAATCATCTGCAATTGCTTATCTGAATGATAACTCAATTACTACCTATCCTAGGAAACTAAAAGTTGGTATTACAACTACCAGCGTCATGAACACAATTCTTGTTCCAGGAACTAAGGTAAGTTATGGTTCTGTTTCTTCACCTGGTTCAAGTGGATATGTAGAACTTGCTGGTGGACCACTATCTACAGTTTCAATTGCAAATGCGGGTCTAGGATACTCTGGAGGTTCTTCAGGTGGAACCTATACAAACGTTCCATTATACACAATTACTGGTAAAGGATCTGGTGCAACTGCAACAGTAACCGTAACAACTGGTGGTGTCGTAAATACTGTAAGTATTGCTAACACTGGAAATGGTTATGTTGTTGGAGATATTATTGGTGTTACAACAAGTAATGTTGTTAAAGGTACTGGAGCAAGAATTTCAGTTTCTGCTATCGGTGGTTTAGATACTCTATATCTAACTAATGTTCAAGGTGAGTCATTTACCAATAACCAACCACTCATTTACTATAGTGGCGCAACACCAGTTGCTACAGCAAGTACCGTTATAAGAGGATCATCGACTGAAATTGACGCATTATATTCTGGTAATGTTGTTGAAGTTCGTCAGTTTAACCATGGTATGCACGCCGACAACAATGTTGTAGAAATCAAGAATATTCTTCCAGATACAGTACCAGTTCAGTTGACTTCTGATGTTACCATTAGTAGCACCAATATTTCGATAGCAAATACAAATTCATTTGCACAGTTTGAAGGTATTAGCACATCGAGAGGATACGTTAAAGTCAATAATGAGATTATGTACTACACTTCAGTTAACTCTGGTTCTGGTGGTGCTGGAACACTTGGAATTTCAACAAGAGGTGTTGATGGGACTGCGATAACAAACCATGCATCTGGTGATGCCGCATTTAAATATGAACTCAATGGAATGTCGTTGACTAAGATTAACACAATTCATAACTTACCATCTAATGCGTCACTTAAAGCACGTAGAGGTCTAGATGTTTATCATCTAGAAGTCAATAGACTTGGTAGATCCACTGGAGATTCTCAAGTAAGTTTCACCAATGAAAAAGTTGTTGGTGGAAAACTCATTTCAGCATCTCAAAACTACCAATTCTCTGGAGTTGAACCTTATATCAACACCATTACTCCAGGTAAGAATACTACAGTTAATGCGGAAATTAGAACGGTAACAGGTACAAGTTCTGGAGGAACAGAAGTATCATTCCAAGATAAGGGATATGAAAATGTTCAACTTAATAAGATTAACTTCTTACCAGAACCAAGACTTGTATGTTCCCAACAAAATGAAACAAACAGACTATCATCACTACCAAGAAATAAATCGTTCACATTAAAAGTGAATATGAGTAGTGATGATGCAAATCTTTCCCCAGTACTAGACTTACAAAATGCATTCTTGATTCTTTCCAGAAATAGAGTTAATAACCCTATTTCAGATTATGTTTTAGATAATAGATCTAAATTAATTACTGGAGATCCACATAGTTCGGTTTACATCTCCAATAGAGTTGATCTTAAGCAACCAGCATCATCTCTTAAAGTTCTTGTTTCCGCTTATAGACCGGCAGAGGCAGACTTTAGAGTTCTGTATAAGTTGTACAAGACAGATTCTAGTGAAGTGGATCAATCATTCGTTCTATTCCCAGGATATGATAACCTGAAAGATACTGATGGTGATGGTTTTGGCGATCTTGTAATTGACTCCTCTAAGAATAGTGGTAGATCTGATGCTTTTGTACGTCCAAGTAACGCTGGAGAGTTCTTAGAGTATCAATTTACTGCTGATAACTTAGACATATTTACTGGTTTTGCAATTAAGATCGTAATCAGTTCTACAAACGAATCTAAATCACCAGAGTTTAAGGATCTAAGAGTTATTGCACTAGCATAATGATACCAGTAGAAGGAGACAAAAATCTCTTTAGAGATGAGAATAGTGGAGCAATTGTTAATTGCGATACAACAGGTTATACACAATATCTTAAAATGAAAGGTGAAAAAAAGAAGCAACGTGAAGAGATTGAACAGATCAAAAAGGATATTGATGAAATTAAATTTTTATTGAAGGAGTTGGTAAATGGATCCAGATCAAATTAATTTAGAAAACTTGAGCAAAAGTTTTGAATATTTTAAATATGCATCAGAGATAGATTCTGTAACTGATGTTGAAACATTACGGAACATTGCAAAATGTTATTACAAACTTTATTTAAAGCAACAGGAGGTTGTTTCTAAACTTGGATCTGTTGGGTTGGAAGGAATATAAATATAAATTAGATCCTGAAAATCTGTATAAATGGCTGAAATAAAGGTCCGAGTAGGGCAACAAAATGCGGTAAAGGTCATATCTTCACTTGCTGGCGCTCAAGGATTGTCTTTATCAGAACTCAGTGATGTAAACGCCACAAATTTATTAGATGGTATGGTTCTTGTTTATAATGGATCTACTAAAAAGTGGGATGCAACGCTAACTTTAACACCTGGAGCAACCCAGAATTTGGACATCAACGGAGGTAACTTTTAATGGCAAGTATTATTAGGATCAAAAGATCCTCTGGTACTAGTAAACCATCAAGTCTAAATTGGGGTGAATTAGCTTACGTAACAGGTATCGGTAGTTACGGTGGTGTTAATCAATATAAAGATAGAATTTTTGTCGGAGATGATGGTAATAATGTAAATCCAGTTGGTGGATATTATTACGCCTCTATGATGGAGCACTCTCCAGGTGCTATTGATGGTGTATCAAATACTAGAAATAGTGATGGTGGTATTGTTGCTATTCTTGATAACAACAGAAAAGTAGATCAGTGGAATGTTGATAACCTTAGGTTAGATGCTAACACGCTATCATCAACTAATACTGATGGTAATATCATCATCGATCCAACTGGAATTGGTAGCGTAGTAATTCCAGACGATACTTATCTAACATTTGGTGATGATAAGAACGTAGGAATGCGCTACGATGAAGCGGCAGACAATCGTTTTGAGATTGAGGGTGCTGACTGGTTTTTTGATGGTGGCGTTCAGATTACAATTGGAGATACTACAGAATCAACATCTAAGGATAATGGTGCATTAGTTGTTGAAGGTGGTGTTGGTATTGAGAAGAATCTGAATGTTGGTGGAACGATTAGTGTTAGTGGAGCATCAATATTTGATTCTGTAAAGATTGAAAATAATGTTATTTCAACATTACCTAATTCTGGAGACACACTTTACATTGATCCATATCCAGATGGTTTAAGTAATGAAGGTACAGTTGTTATTAAAGGTAACCTGCACGTTGATGGAACTACCACATCCGTAAATTCCACAGTTTTATCAATTAATGATCCAATAATTGTTATTGGTGACGTAACAAGCGTAAGAAGTGTTATGTCTCCAGTTGCTTCTGGAGTATCAACAATTACCATTGATTCTGTTGTTGGAATTAACACTGGAGATATCATTCAAGGTAGTGCTTCATTACCAAATAGTGGTTTAACTACTATTACAGCATATAATAGTGCTACAAAAATTATTACAATCCAGGGAACTACAACTGCAGGTATTACCACAACTACACAGTTAACAATTACACACGCATTTGATACCAATACAGATCGTGGTATTGCGTTTGATTATAATACTGGAGTAGGCACTGCAAACAATAGAACTGGATTTTTTGGTTACATTGATGGAACTAATGTTGGAAGTTCCGCTACTGCAAGATCATGGACTTATATTCCAGATGCTACTATTACATCACCTGGTAATGTAGCTGGTACTAGAGGTTTCCTTGATATTAGAGGTATCTATTATCAAACAGGTGGATACAACACTCATGGTGTTGTTTACTTTGATGAAAATGGATTACAAACATCAACAAATAATCCAAATGCTCCGACTATTACGTCGAAGCAGATTCTAACCGCAGTTTCTGAAGTTAATTTGACTCTTGGAAGTTCTGTTACAGTTTCTGCTGGTGATATCATTAAGCAAGATACATCAAATGCATATGGTGTTGTAAAAGTTGGCGGAACAGTCTCCACCATTGTCCTAACTGGTGTTGAGGGAAGTTTTACAAACACATATAACTTGAGAAAAGAAGGTGATAATGGTTCTATTCAGAATCTTTCCATAATTCCAACTGCTGTAACTGGTATACATACTAATAAGCCATTCTGGACTTCAACATTAGATGGAGGAACGTTCTAAAATATGAATAAAGAAAGTGAAGTTGATGTTAATGTTTTAGTGCGTTTATATAATCAAAAATTAGCGTTACTAACAAATCAAAATGTTTTATTGGAAGCTAAACTCCAAACTTTAACGGCAGATTTTGCTGAAGAAAAAAATAATCTTCTATCGGCAAATCTTGAAATACAAAATAAATATGATGCATTATTGGAAAGCACCAAAAAAGAAGGTAAGTAAAAATGGCGAAACCATCAACTAGACAAGAACTTATCGATTATTGTCTGAGACGCTTAGGTGCGCCCGTATTAGAAATAAACGTAGACGATGATCAAATTGATGATCTAGTTGATGACGCCATTCAATACTTTAATGAAAGACATTTTGATGGTGTCGAAAGAATGTATCTCAAATATCAGATTACTCAAGCTGATATTGATAGAGGTTCTGCAAGAAATACTTCAGGACCAGGTATTGTTACGACTACAGGTTCTTCATCCATTCCTGGATATGGAACAACAACATTTAATTTTTACGAAACATCAAACTATATTCAAGTTCCAGATTCAGTTATAGGAATTGAAAAAATATTTAAATTTGATACGAGTTCCATTTCTGGTGGAATGTTTAGTATTAAGTATCAGTTATTCTTAAATGACTTATACTATTTTAATTCAGTTGAACTATTACAATATTCAATGGTTAAAAGTTATCTAGAAGATATTGACTTCTTATTAACTACAGATAAACAAGTTCGTTTCAATAAAAGACAGAACAGACTATATTTGGATATTGATTGGGGTGCTCAAAGTGTAGGAAACTATATGGTTATTGATTGTTATAGAGCTCTCGATCCAACTAATTTTTCTAAAATTTATAATGATAGTTTTATCAAAAAATATCTAACCGCATTAATTAAGAGACAGTGGGGTCAAAACTTAATTAAGTTTAGAGGTGTTAAACTTCCTGGAGGTATTGAATTTAATGGTAGAGAATTATATGAGGATGCTGAAAGAGAACTAGAAAATCTGAAACAGGTCATGGCTCTGGAGCATGAGTTACCACCATACGACTTTATTGGATAATGGCACTTAATCCCTTTTTCTTACAAGGAACACCTAGCGAACAGCGTCTACTGCAAGATTTAGTAAATGAGCAGTTGAGGATGTATGGTGTTGAAGTAATTTATATTCCAAGAAAGTTTGTAAAGAGAAAAACTATAATTGAAGAAATACAGTCTTCAAGATTTGATGATAACTTTGCCTTAGAAGCATATGTAAACACATATGATGGATATTCTGGAGCAGGTGATATACTAACAAAATTTGGTATGAGTTTAAGAGATGAGTTACTCATCACAATATCTAAAGAAAGATTCGAAGACTTCATTGCTCCATTTTTAGGTGGTTTAGATGATGGGACTGAAGAATCTGAAATTGAAGTTTCTACTCGCCCAAGAGAAGGAGATTTAATATATTTTCCACTAGGGCAAAGGTTATTTGAAGTTAAATTTGTTGAGCATGAGCAACCTTTCTATCAATTAGGAAAATTATATGTTTATGAACTTAAGTGTGAACTCTTCGAATATGAAGATGAAATCATCGACACTTCTATTGATGAAATTGATACTCAAGTTCAAGAAGAAGGATATATTACAACTTTACAACTAGTTGGTGTTGGTGTAACTGCTACTGCAACAGCATCTGTTGGTACTGGATATATTAGGCAAATTTTCTTGAATAATGATGGTTCTGGATATACTTCAGATCCTATTGTTGCTATTAGCACATCACCAACTGGTAATCCAAATAATAATGCTTCTGCTGTTGCTATCACTACAGTTAGAGCAGGAGTTCGTTCTGTAGAACGAATCTATTTAACAAATGCTGGTGTAGGATATACTGTACCACCTACAATAACAATATATGGTGGAGCAGGTGCAGGAGCAGCGGCAACTTGTTCTGTAGAAACTACATATAATGGTCTTATCAGGTTCATTCTAACAGATGGTGGGGTTGGATATTCAACAACACCAGTAATAACAGTTAGTGCTCCTGGAGTTGCAGGTATTGGTGTAACCGCAGTTGGAATAGCATCTGTTGGTAGAGTTGGTTCCAACGATGTTGTTAGAGCAATATATATATCAAATCCTGGTATTGGATATACTTCAACACCAACTATTACAATTGCAAATCCAACGCTGATAACAGGAATTGGAACCTACCTGTTTAATGAAGTAATTGAAGGAACTAGGTCAAGAACCAGAGCAAGAGTCAAAGAATGGGATAAAGATACTAAGATTCTTAAAATTTCTTTTGTTGGTATTGGAAGCACCACACAAGGATTCCTACCCGGAGAAACTATTGTTGGAAAAGAGTCTGGTGCAATATATTCTGTTCAAACATTTAATCAAATGGATCTTTATGATAAATATAGTCAAAATGATGAAATTGAAGAAGAGGCAGATCTCATTTTAGATTTTTCAGAATCAAATCCATTTGGTAGTTATTAATGTTAGGAACTTACTATTATCACGAAATAATTAGAAAGACAATCATATCCTTTGGTACTCTTTTTAATCAAATTCATATCAGACATAAGGACGGAGATAATAATAATATCAGCGATATGCGGGTTCCATTAGCATATGGTCCCGTTCAAAAGTTCCTAGCTCGTTTAGAGCAACAGTCTGATTTAAATAAACCAATTCAAATTACATTACCAAGAATGTCTTTTGAAATGGTTTCAATTCAATATGATGCAACAAGAAAAAGTAGCATAACTCAAACATTTAAGGTTTGTGATGGTGCAAACATTAAAAAAGTTTTTATGCCCGTACCATATAATATTGGATTTGAACTTAGTATACTTTGCAAGTTGAATGATGATGCTCTTCAAATAGTTGAGCAGATATTACCATACTTTCAACCAGCATTCAACGTAACTGTTGATCTAGTCGATTCAATTGGCGAAAAAAGAGATATTCCAATTACACTAGATAGTATTAATTTCCAAGATGATTATGAAGGAGATTTTTCTACACGAAGAGCACTAATTTATACATTACAGTTTACAGCAAAAACTTATCTGTTTGGTCCAATCGCAGATAGTTCTGAGGGTCTTATTAAGAAAGTTCAAGTTGATCTTTATAGTGATACCAATACGAGAACCGCTAGACGTGAAATGCGTTATGTCGCAACTCCACAAGCGAAAAAAGACTATAATAATGATAACTCAGCATACTTAATCTCAGATGTAAATAATTCATCTCTCGTTTTACAGGTAAATAGTACAATACCATTTACTACCAATGATAGAATAATTATTGGTAATGAAATTATGCTAGTTACCGGTATTGTCGATGCTGATACATTAAATGTTCAAAGAGGATATAATGATACAGCGGCATCTTCACATCTTCAAAGTGCATCTATCAATAGACTTACTGTGGAAGATGATGCTTTAGTCGAAGCAGATGATGACTTTGGATTTAATGAAAACTGGACCTATCTAGGAGACGCCAAAGAGTTTAGCCCAACAAGACAAGTAGACATTTGATGAATAAATTATGCCAAATTACGATGAGATTGATAAAGCTTTGAATATCGAAAGTAGCATTGTAGAAGTAGAAGACACTAAGCCTGAAATAATACCATCTTTGAATGAAAAGCAAGATGATATTAAAAAAGACTACGAATATACTCGTGCAAACTTGTACTCTCTTATAGAAAAGGGACAAGAAGCGATCAATGGTATTATGGAACTTGCTGGAGAGAGTGATAGTCCGAGGGCATATGAAGTTGCTGGTCAATTGATTAAAAGTGTTGGAGATGTAACTGATAAATTAATTGATTTACAGAAAAAATTAAAGGATGTAGAAGAAGATACAATAAAAACCACAAATAATGTCACGAACAATGCAGTATTTGTTGGTTCAACATCTGAGTTGTCAAAATTACTCAAACAAGGTTTTCTAAATAATAAAGAGTAAACATATAGTTTAATGAGTTGGTCTAAAGAATATAAAAAATCAGTAGACTGTGATAACCCACAAGGTTTTTCACAAAAGGCTCATTGTGCTGCTCGTAAAAAAAGAGCAAAGGGTGAAGAGACTCAATCAAAGTCACCATTTACTGAGTCAAAAGAAGTAACGACATATCCTAAGTTTTCGCATAAAACAAAG